CCGCCGCCTGTTCTAGAACCTATACTTCTACGAAAAAGTCTACGCACTTCGATAACTTCATTTGGCAGAGTATATTCGTTTACATCTTCTATAGTTTCCATAAACAAGTATGATTCTTCAACTGCATTGTCACTTCTTTGTCTAAATCGTGTTAAGGCTTTGTCTAATGCAGTTTCGTAATGAACTGGATCAAGTTCAACATCAATCATACCACCGCCCAGCATAGTATGAACGTAGTCAAAAATTTCTTGTTTTTGTGTTGCTAAGTCTGCCATATATAGTTCTCCGTACTACTATTTATCATAGCATAAATATGTATATGCCAAGACTAAGTTTATATAAACCAGAAAAGGGTAAAGATTACGAGTTTCTAGACAGACAAATTCTAGAAATGTTTACTGTAGGCGGAACTGACGTTCATATATACAAATATACAGGAACTGATGACGGAACTACAGTAAAGGATCATACTCAAATACAAGATGTACTATTTTTAGAAAATAGAGATAGAAAATATGATCCGGATATCTACCGTATGCGCTGTATATACAACGTGCAAGATATTGATTTTGATTTAAGCCAGTTTGGTTTGTTTTTAAGTAACGACACACTGTTTATGACTATACATATAAGGAGTAGTGTAGAAACTTTAGGTAGAAAAATAATGCCTGGAGATGTTTTTGAGTTACCTCATCTTATTGATGAATATGCAGAAAACAATTACGATGTAGGACTAAAAAGGTTCTATGTAGTAGAAGACATTAATAGGGCAGCAGAAGGCTTTTCACAAACTTGGTACCCACACTTATATCGTGTGAAATTAAAACAAATATACGATGGTCAAGAATACAAAGATATTTTAGATTTACCGGCTGAGGAAGAAAATCCTAGTGGTAACACTCTGAGAGATATACTATCTACTTACGAAGCAGAAATGAATCTTAATAATGCTGTAATTTCTGAAGCAATAACTAATACAGAAAAAAGCGGATATGATATCAGTCATTACTATAGTGTTAGTGTAAACGAAGAAGGAAAAGTAAATCTAACAACCTTAAAAGATGCTGACGGATTAAGCATCATGGAACCGCCAGACAGGGCTGGTTATAGGGGTTATATAATAGGTGACAGAACTTCGCCAAACGGAGATGTATTTGGCTTTGGTGTAGCATTTCCTAATGCGCCTCAAGACTTTGATTATTTCTTAAGAACAGATTTTTTACCTAATAGACTATTCCAATTTAAAAACAATAAGTGGAACAAGATATACGATGTTTCTCGTGCAGAAGTTTATGGTAGTGATTTAACAAACACACAAAAAGGCACGTTTATCAATAATACAAATACAAACAACATTGGCGGCGAACAAGTTGAAGAGCGTCAAGGACTTTCTAAAGCACTACGACCTAAGGCAGACAACTAATGCAACATTTTTACGATGCACAAATAAGAAGATACCTTGTTCAAATAGTAAGACTGTTTGGACAATTTAGTTATCAAGACGGTAAAGGCAATAAAGTACAGGTACCAGTAACTTATGGTGATTTAACTAGACAAGTTGGTTCAATTATTAGAGATAACTCAGAAAACAAAATACCAAGTGCACCTAGGATGGCTGTTTACATTACTGGCCTAGAAATGGATACTACAAGATTAGCAGACTCCAGCTATATTAACAAATTAAATATTAGAGAACGTGCTTTAAATGCTGCAGGTGATGAATATTTAAATAAAGCGGGAAAAAATTATACAGTAGAACGTATTATGCCTACACCTTATACATTGTCAGTAAGTGTAGATATTTGGAGCACTAATACAGATCAAAAGTTACAAATAATGGAACAAATTTTAATGTTGTTTAATCCTAGTTTAGAAATACAAACTACGGATAACTATGTTGATTGGACTAGTTTGAGTGTCCTTGAAATAGATAACATTAATTTTAGTAATAGAACAATACCCACAGGAACAGACTCTGAAATAGACATAGGAACTATTGGGTTGAAAACACCTATATTCATAAGTCCTCCTGCAAAGGTTAAAAAATTAGGTGTTATTACAGAAATTATTACAGCTATTTTTAATGATAACGGTTTAGAAGTAAATATCCAAGATGACGCTTATGCTCAAAGTTTAATTCAACAAAAACTTGTAGACTCAAATGAAGGCACTGAAACTCAACAAGGGCCTAGAGCTTCGTTGACCACTGAGGATGCTCTAGTAGCAACCAGCTATCAGAATTATGATATTGTAGTATTAGGTAATAAGGCTACATTGTATAAAAATGGAGTTGCAACAACTGACACTTGGACCGGATTTATTGCTGCGCAACCATTTAAATTTGAACCAGGGCTAACAGAGTTAAGATTACAGCGTAACAACGATCTTGATATAATCATAACTATAGATAAAATTAATCCTGATAACGAATCGGAATTATTATTACTAGATGCAGATTCAGAAACCCTGCCTTCAAATACAATCATTTCAGGACCAGGTGGTGATAAAACATATGTTGAGTATATAATTGATCCGCAAAGATTTGACCCAAAATCAATTCAAGATTCATCAACATATGTAAGACTACTATTATTAGGTAACATAGGTAATGTTAATAATACAGACGGTGCTGCTGCGTGGAAAAACAACGATAATACAGACTTTGTAGCAAGTGAAAATGATATTATTGAATGGGATGGCAACCGTTGGAATATTGTTTTTGATGCAAGCGAAACAAGTTCTGAAGCGTTTGTTCTTAATGCGAATACAGATACACAATACAAATGGACTGGGGAAATTTGGATATTATCGTACGAAGGTGAATATCCAAATGGCACGTGGCGTTTCGCATACTAACATAATTAATTATATGAAGGATATAGTTTGTAGCGGTGCATTGTTTTATGCATTAGATCAAAAAAGATTTTTATTTTTACACAGAGCAAATAACAAACGAAATAATGTTTGGGGACTTGTTGGCGGCACCAATGAAGGTAAAGAAACACCTTGGGAAGGCTTACGTAGAGAAATTACCGAAGAAATAGGTGAAATAGAAATTAAAAAAACTATACCTCTAGAAACTTTTGTTAGCAATGATACAAAATTTCATTTCCATACATACTTGTGTTTAGTAAAAAACGAATTTATTCCTAAATTAAACAGCGAACATGACGGATATGCATGGGTTAGTTTTGGATTATGGCCTAAGCCTTTGCATTATGGTTTACAGAATACCTTGACAAGAAAAAGTAATATAACAAAATTAAAAACAGTATTTGAAGTAATAGATTTGGTAAACTAATGGACAATATAAAAGAAAAAGAATGGGGGTATGAGCTTGTCTGGGCAGACAACGAATATTATTGTAGTAAAATATTAGTGTTTGAAAAGGAAGGTATGAAAACTCAATTGCACTTTCACAAAGACAAACACAAAACCTGGTTTGTTAATGCAGGTAAATTTGAAGTACAGTGGGTAGATCCTAAAGACGGTAAGGCATATTCTAAGGAGCTGCCTGAAGGTTCGGTATTTGACATTCCTCCATTATTTCCTGTCACATTAAAAAGTTTATTACCCAATAGTGCTATGGCAGAAACTAGCAATAACAATATAGATGATGACTATTATAGGTTAAACTAATGTTAAGAATAAGTCAATCCAAACAATTTAAAAAAGACTTTGCACGATATAAACGAGATATTGAAAAAATTTCAAATGACCGTGTAAAAGAGGAATGCAATGCTATCTTAAACAAATTGCTTAATGAATGTAGTTATATCGATGCTGTCCACGATGTAATCAACAAGTCGATTGATCCTACTAAGGTTAGAGAAAATATCGAACATAGTATTGTTCTACGTCAAAAATTAAATAAAATAATTAAAGATTCTAAAAATTAAATTAAACTTAATCTTTTAATAGTAATAGGACCTACCATTGGAGCATGAGACTGACATTGGTATCTATAGTTTCCGTTTAAAGTTTCTGGTATTCTCCAATATAACGTTCCGCTATCTTTTCCCTGGGCGTCTTCTCCGGTGCTAACAGTTCCATCTGTTGCAACATGAACTAATCCTGTATTATACGGATCTCCAATTGGGCTTTGTATTTCAAAAGGATGTCCGGGTACTGCTGTTAAATCAAAAGCAATAGTTGTGCCCGAAATAGCATATATATTTGGATTACTTCCTGTATAATGACTATTAAATGTATAAGAACTGGTTCCTACATTGTCTACTCTTAACATAACAATAGCAGGTTCGTATACTTTATCTACTGTAAGATTTGCGCTAGATGAATCTGTTAATTCTTGAAATGATATACTAGAACCAGTACTAGTTATAGTAAGTGTATCTGTTCCACTATTAGTTGTTATTGAAATGCCTGCACCTGCTGCAATATTAAGTGTATCTGTTATAATATCTGCCTGTAATGTATTTTGACCTGTAACAGCAATATTAGAAAATGCATTTTGATTAACTTCGCCGCTACCGCCACCACTTACTGTACCTGGTTTCCATAGGCTGTTTGCATTATCCCAAACTAAACTTTGTCCGTCAGTAGGGGCAACACTTGTTGTATCAACATCGTTAAGAGAATCTATGCTTGCAGATGATAGCGTAACAATTGCGTTATAACTAACAACGTTCCATGCTGCTCCGTCATACTCCCAAATGGTATCATTTTCGGTGTATGTATCGCCTTGTGTAGGACTATTTGGAAAGTTTATTGCTGCCATAATTTACCTATTCTATCCGTATGTATTTGAACTTGCAATCACTGTCCATGCGTTGCCTGTTCTGATTAATGTAAAACTTACTATATCTAGTTTATTACTTGTTCCTGCAGGAGCACTTCCCCCTATCCAATTTATAGTTTGCGTAACTCCGTCAATTTGTGCACCTAAACTCATATAAGGTGTAGATCCTTGATCTAATATAAGTGCAATACTTACAGTTCTATTATTTGTGGTAGGCACATTGGTAAAGTTAGCAATGAAATTTCCTGCAATGTTAGTATGAGAAAAAACTGCGGAAGAGGAAAGATCATGCACAACAGTGCTTGTAGCATTTGCTAGGCTTGTTACTATTTCTGTAGTTGAGCCAAATGTAGTTGATCCTGTTAGAGTAATATTTTGGTAATTTGTAGGAAGGTTAGTAAAATTATCATAATTTAGATAATATGTTCCTTCTTGTCCGTCTAAAGTGTCTGCATCTGTTCCTGATCCACCGCTGGTAATGTCAGCAGAAGGTATCCAGTTTGTTCCATTCCATTTTAGTACTTGACCGGTTTCTGGCGCGGCTGTTTCAGTATCAACATCAGACAGATCATTTATAGATGTTGCTAGCGTAGGAAGGTTTGTTAAATCATTATAGTCGCCACTAAATGTTGGCATTGCAGGTTGAACCCATTGACTACTATCTGCGTCTTGAATATAGATGTATAATTTTCCGTTAAGTGTATTGAGCCACAAGTTCCCTACACTAGGATCTGACGGTGCTGATGCACCTATGTCTACACTTGCTCCGCCGCCGGAGTTTGATAATTCATCTAACCTTGCTAGTGCTATCCAAGATCCTGTTTCTGAAGCAAAATATCCTCTATCTTCGGATTCTACATATGCAAACATTCCTACATTATTAGATGCTGTAGGTAAATCATTTACTGTTGCATAAGATTCCCAGGAAATATCTTCATTTGACAAATTTAAATTTGATAAGTTAACGTTACTTAGATCCGCTCTTGCTATTTCGAATCCACTAACATCTTTACCGCTGTATACACGTAAACTGCTTGTTTCTCTATTGAAGAATACTTCACCACTAGATCCTACGTTTCGATCTAAAAAATCGCCCGGTCTTGGTATAATTCGTATTCTATCTACTATTGGTGCTGATGACATGAGTTGTTATTCCTAGTTAAATATATTTATCAGTATAAGTCAAACGATATGCCGTTATATCTACTTCGCTGATAAGTACAATAAACCAAGATTATAGGAGTGAATATGGATTTTAAAAACATTACTTTTGGTAGCGATAGCAGATCATTATTAATTGACGGTGTTAACGCCCTTGCTGATGCAGTAAAAGTTACGCTAGGTCCTAAAGGAAAAAATGTTGTTATACAAAAGACTCACGGTGCTCCATTAGTCACCAAAGACGGAGTATCTGTAGCTAAAGAAATTTTTCTTAGAGACGACATTAAAAATATGGGAGCACAGATGGTTAAAGAAGTTGCCGCTAAAACAGCAAGTGTTGCAGGCGACGGAACAACAACTGCTACTATTCTAGCACAGAATATTGTAAAAGAAGGTATGAAGTTTGTTACCTCTGGAATGAATGCCATGGACCTTAAAAGAGGTATAGATACTGCAACCGCAGAAATTATCGAAGAACTAAAAAAAATGTCAGTTCCGTGTACTACGCTAGAAGATATCACAAAGGTAGCTTCCATATCTGCTAACTCTGACGAAACCATAGGAAAGTTAGTAGCCGAGGCCGTCAATAAGGTAGGGAAAGACGGAGTTGTTACAATTGAAAACGGAACTAGTCTAACAGACGAATTAGAAATAGTAGAAGGTATGCAATTTGATCGAGGATACCTCTCGCCTTATTTTGTAAACACAGCAGAAAAACAATTAGCAGTGTTAGAAGATCCGTATATATTAATTTGCGATCATAAAATTTCTACTGTACAAGAATTAGTTCCTATACTCGACGAAGTTGTTAAAGAAGGACGATCATTGGTAGTAATTGCCGAAGACGTTGACGGGGAGGCATTATCAACTCTAGTAGTTAATACTGTTAGAGGAAACTTAAAGGCTTGTGCAGTAAAAGCACCGGGATTTGGTGATAGGCGTAAGCATATTTTACAAGATATTGCTATACTTACAGGCGGAACACTAATAAGTAGCGAGCTAGGTACAGGATTATCTTCAATTAAGCTATCAGATTTAGGTCAATCACACAAAGTAGAAGTTGGTAAGGAAAATACTGTAATTGTAGGCGGACATGGAAATTCTGATAAAATTAAAGATCAAATCGAACACATTCAGGCATCAATAGCTGAAGTAACCGCAGAATACGACAAAGAAAAATTAAAAGAACGTGCAGCTAAACTAGCAGGCGGTGTTGCAGTTATCAAAGTAGGTGCTGCAACCGAAGTTGAAATGAAAGAGAAAAAGGATAGATTTGATGATTCTTTACATGCTGCAAAGGCTGCGGTCGATGAAGGCATTGTTCCAGGCGGCGGTACTGCATTACTTAGAGCTAAAACTGTATTAAAAGATTTAAAAGGAAAAAATAGCGATCAAGATGCTGGAATACAAATTGTTGCACTTGCTGCTGAAGCACCCTTTAAACAAATATTAATCAATGCTAGCGTAAGTCCTGATATTATTATATCCAAAGTTATTGATGAAGAGAATGATGTAGGTTATAATGTCTCAACTAGTGAAATTGGTAATATGCTAGACATGGGTGTAATTGACCCTACAAAAGTAGTAAAAACCGCATTGATTAATGCGGCTTCTATTGCTGGATTATTACTTACAACTGAATGTGCAATATCTTTTGACAATGACGATAAGTCTTAAGGTATCCAATTATAATTAATTATTATTCTATAATCTGTATTGATTGGTGAAGTACTTGAATGGTAGTTTAGACCGTTAAATATTACAAATCTATCAGCCTTTGGTGTTACTGTTTCTTTAATAGTAAATTTACGGTCTTTACTCCAATCAAAGCTCGGTGTTTCGAGCTTTGAATCCCTTTGCTCATTATAAAATAAAGTATCTCCGTCGCTGTCGTTAACATAATAAAGTCCGGTCATATGCTCATCGTCCCAGTCGACATGTGGCGCATGTGTAACTGGATAAGGGGTTCTAGTAGTAAGTCCTGCTCGAATTCTTACAAGTTTACTCATAGATAAATTATTTTGATGTAATGCATTTATTAGTACCGCTTGTGCTAGATGCATAAGTGGACTCATTATTTCTCCATGGTTATAAATTATGTTTACCCAAGAAGGGTCGTAAGGTTTATAATCTACATTGTCGTGTTGATTATATGCTGTACTTTTTAAATAAAACCAAGGAAGATCAAGCATAAGATTTTCTATATGCGCAGCATTTGCCGGTGTTGTCACGTTGTCTAAAACTATCACTATTAAATCCTTCTGTTAAAGCGTTATATAAATATTTATATGTTGTTCAAGAAGAGAGAAATAAAAATTGTTTTTAAGACGTTTGATCCGTTTGTGCTAAAAAATTTAGCACCGTCACAGCGTAAAAATAAACATCCAGACTGGTTTAAAAACACTCCGCCCTTTCAAGAAGGCGGATCAGTGTCTAGCAATTTTGATAGTATACCTGCTCCTACTATTAGAAGATGTCCTGCATTAAATGATTACTTTTCTACCGGAGTTACAGTTCCAAATTGGACTGATCTTGAATTTTTTGTCGACGGTCCGAAAAGATCAATCGAATGGAGATATTCAAATGATTACCAATCAATGGAGCTAGTTCAGCCGCACGATTCAAGTCAATTTCCCACGTTATCTAAAAAATACATGCATGCCAAAATAATTAGTCCTTGGATTGCTGAGTGTAATTCAGATATAAATTGGTTGCTAACAAAACCTAGTTATTTTTCCGAGTTTGACGATCAAGATGTTATCTTCTGCGACGGTGTTGTACAATTTTATAACAACTTTGTTACAAATGTAAATTTATTTTTTCCGATACGAGATTCAAGTTACACAGTAAAATTTACAGCAGGAGAACCATTTCAGAAGTATATAGCACTCACCGAACAACCAATAAATATTGCTACTGAGTATTGCACCCAAGAATATTATGATTTAGCAGCGATGAAGGGTAGAAAAATTTCATATCATCTAGGAACGCTGTATAATATTTTTAAAAGAAATAACCGTAAGGAGAAAGACAATGGCAACAAAAAAAGTTAATGGAGTAACATATCAAATACCTCCAGGCACAGAACACGTTTGGACTCCCCCAGAAGATGTTGTAGTTACCCCGCCGCGTGATGAAGTTGACGTTGCGGATGCTATTCACGGATTAAGAGTTCAAGGATTAGTTAGAAATCAAGATCAACAAAAAGTTGAAGAGTTATCTGACGGTCTTGGTTTGCTTTGGACAAATTTTAAAGCAGGAAAATCTAGTAAAGATCAATTAACTAATCAACTTAGTGCATTTAGAAATAACAATTTGGTAAACGTAGAAGGTATAGACGATATTACTGTTCAGATCTTTGAAACAGTGATTATAAAAATATTAATGGAGAGCAATCTGTGATCAAACCTGTCCAAAGAATTTTAATAGTCGGTGGAGGAAGCGCAGGTTGGATGAGCGCAGCTGCCTTAATAAAGGCATATCCTGAAAAGGAAATACTAGTTATTGAAAGTCCTGATGTGCCTATTGTCGGAGTAGGCGAAAGCACACTAGGAGGCATTAATGACTATTGTAAGTTTTTAGGTATAGATGAAAAAGATTTTATGACTTACACTGATGCTAGTTATAAAATGAGTATAAAATTTACTGACTTCTACGAAAAAGATGCTGGTGGATTTCATTATCCATTTGGAAGACCGCTTACTCAAGATACAGCCCACGGAATGGATGATTGGTTAGTTAAAAAAGCATTATATCCGGATACTCCTCTTAACGATTTTGTACAGTGCTTTTTTCCAGGAGCAGCATTATGGGATGAAAACAAATTTTCACTAAACAAATATGGGATGTTTGACAACTACAACCCAGACAATGATGTTGCTTATCATTTTGATGCTACTAAATTTGGCGCCTGGCTAAGAGAAAGATACTGTAAGCCAAGAGGTGTAGTTCACATACAAGCAACTGTTGTAGATATTAAAACAAATGACAATGGCATCGAAAAACTAATATTAGATTCCGGTGATGAAATAAGTTCAGATCTTTACGTCGATTGTACAGGATTTAAAAGCCTGTTGTTAGGAAAAGCACTAGAAGAACCGTTTATTCCATATAACGATATGTTACCCAACAACAGAGCCTGGGCTACACGAGTGCCATATAAAGATAAAGAAAAAGAATTAGAGCCGTTTACTAATAGCATTGCTATTGAAAACGGTTGGGTATGGAATATTCCTAGCTGGGAAAGATTAGGTACAGGTTATGTATACAGTGACAGATTTGTTACTCCGGAAGAAGCACAAGAAGAATTTAAACGCCACTTAATGAGCGATAAAATGATTTGTCCTCGCACAAGAGAAGAAGTAGATGCCTTAGAGTTCAAAGATATTCAAATGCGAGTTGGTATACATGAAAGAACTTTTGTAAAAAATGTAGTAGCTATAGGATTATCTGCTGGATTTATTGAGCCGCTGGAATCAAACGGACTATACACTGTACACGAATTTCTTTTCAAGCTAATAAAAACTTTAGAGCGGCCAGCTATTACGCAATGGGATAAGGACGTATATAACTCAGCAGCATTTGGCATGTGGAGAAACTTTGCACAGTTTGTTGCAATGCATTATGCATTAAGTATAAGAAACGATACAGAATATTGGAGGGCAAATGCAAACAGAACATATTCTCCAGGAATGCCAACACTAGAGCCAGAAACTGCAATCGGATTTTATAGATTACAAGGTTCTAAAATGTTTGAGTATACCCATAATTCTGATATTGCAGGAATTAACTGGATTAGTGTAGGTATGAACTATTTTGTTTCAGACAAAACAACAATTGAAATGCGACAAAATACTACCGGAGAAAATTTTAGAATATCTTATGATCCGATTTTTAGAATGTGGGAAGAAAGAAAAGCTCGTTGGAGAGAGACAGCAAAGAACTGCCCAAGTTTATATCAGTATCTTAAAGATAATATTCATAATAATGAAGGACAGGAGTAACAATGTTAATAAACAATATTTTTTCTGGCAGATTAGAGCCATCTGCTACAGTGGGCGGATGCATTGATATATTCGAAAATGCATGGCCCGACCCTGAGTTAACAATTGCTAGAATTGAACAAGAATGTTCAGATGTTAATTCAGGTGTAGGCTGGAGTAGAGCAGGAACTGTTGGTCAAGGTCATCGACAGAATGCACGAACAAACCTAGGGCTAGGAGTTACGTTAGCCGGCGAATCTGTAGACAGTCAAGCAATGAAAGATATACACAATCAAATGTATTTCTTATTATTAGCAACAACTATTCCTTATACAGAAAGATATGAGATGAATGAATACTTGTATCATGAACAATATCAAGCATTAAAGTACAGAGGCGGCGAAGAATACAAAGCTCATTATGACGGTGGTACAATGTCAGGGAGAGCTGTTAGTGCTGTTGTTTACTTAAACGATGATTATGTAGGCGGTGAAATAGAATTTCCCAACTTTAAAATAAAACTTAAACCCGAAAAAGGAATGCTAATTTTATTTCCTTCTAATTTTGCTTATAGACACATTGCACATCCAGTTACCGAAGGAACAAAATACAACTTGGTAACATGGATACATGATCGTCCAATCGAAGGTTAAGTTTAATGGATAATGTTGTATTTTTTAAAGAAAATAAGTATGTAGAAGTAAAAAATGTATTAACTACAGAACTAATTAATATCGCAACTACATATGCATTGCTGGATGAAAGAAACGACCTCTCATTAGAAGAAGGAGACACTCCGCAAATCCTTAATTCTCACAGTAAATATGCAGATACACTAATGGAAAGTTTTTTATTGTATTTGCAACCTATATTAGAAGAAAATACAGGCTTAGAATTATTGCCAACTTACTCTTATTATAGAGTATATAAACCAGGCGCAGATTTAAAAAAACATATAGATCGCCCTGCTTGTGAAATTTCAACAACTGTATCCTTAGGATTTGATTATAAAGGATCAGACTACAATTGGCCTATATTTGTAGGTGATAGCGAATGTTCTATGAATCCTGGAGATCTTGTAATTTACAGAGGCTGCGAAGTTGAACACTGGAGGGAAGTTTTTGAAGCACCTGAAGGATCATGGCATGTACAATTCTTTTGTCATTATGTTGATGCAAACGGGCCAAATAAAGATTGGAAATTTGATCAGAGACCGTTTATTGGTTACGACAGGGAAGGTAAAGTACATAAAATTGTAAGCAAGTATTATTATCCAACTAAAAAATATTTAACGTTCACAGGGTAAAATGAATGATAGAGGTGTTCGATAACTTACTTACTAATGACGAAAGTGAGCATATTGAAGCTTTTTTGTCAGACCCTAAATTTCCGTGGTTCTTGTCTGTAGAGGACAATCACTACACTACTAGTAAAGAAAACATAATAAGAAACAGTAATCAGTTTTCTAAAGAAGCTGTATTATTAGGTCATACGTTTTATTTAGACACTCAAAGAAATTCAGAAAATTATTTGCTTTCTGATTTTATACTTAATAGATTTTTAGATCGAACTAATATTGGATTTCAAGCTCTAATAAGATCTAAAGCAAATCTACAAATGCCTGCGGATACTGATAATACATATTTGTATACTACACCGCACATTGATAGCTTCGATAATCACAAAGTTCTTATTTACTATGCAAATAACAATGACGGCAATACTTATATCTTTAAAGATCATAACCTAGGTCAAGTGCAGCAACAAATAGAGTCAAGAAAGGGAAGATTCGTTTTATTTGATGGTGATTTATTTCATGCAGCAGGACATACTAAAAATTCTGCTTTCAGATTAAACGTAAACTTTAACATACAAATATGAAAAGTAAAATTGAAGATTTTATAGGTATATATGAAAATGATATAAAGCTAGGCATTTTTGGTGATAGTACAGCAGACCCAGTTGAGTGGTTAAACCACAGTTGGGTTGAATTATTAGCAAAAGAATATAAATTTACAAATTTTGCTAAACAAGGTAGCTCACTACTTTATACATATAACAATATTTGTATTGAACACCATCAATTTGATAAAATAATTGTATTCATTCCTCCTGTTGGTCGTCTTTGGGCGCCTAATTGTCTTATAAATCAGCATTTCTTAAATCACAGAACAGTAGAATTATATTACGAAAATGCAGATTATTCTGATAGAAAAATATTAGATTCAATAAAAAATTATTTTATATATGTATCAACGTTTGAAAAAGAAATTTTGCAGCATAACGCAATAGTAGATAGTATAAAGTGTAAAATTCCAAACGCACTAATTATTCCTGTTACTAAACATTCGATAGAAAATTTTGAAGGTGTTTGTATGCACGACATAAGTATAATTGATTATGAATTTTATAATGTACATCCGTATACTCCAGATTTTGGAAGGACTTGCCATATGAATAAAGAAAATAATCAAATTTTTTATCAAAAGATAAAACAATGGTTAGATAGCAATGATTTTATTTTATCTATAGATGATTTTACAACTCCAGTAGAGACAAAAGAGGAACTATTTCCAAATGAAAAATATTGATCAAAATTTTAAATTTGTAATTGTTGGTGGCGGAAGCGCAGGTTGGATTTCTGCTCTTTTTGTTAGAGCAAACTTTCCTAATAGTAAAATCACTGTAATACAAAGTAGCGAAATTGGAATATTAGGTGCAGGCGAAGGAACTACTCCTCACATAATAGATTATCTAGACGAAATCGGTGTTCCTATTAGTAGACTCGTTAAAGAAGCCAAAGCAGTTCTTAAAAGCGGAATAAAATTTTCTAATTGGAACGGTGATAGAAAATATTACTATCACTCTTTTATGGATATACCAGATTTAGACCATACAATTGCTAGCGAGCTAAATCACACTAGATATCCTTTATTAGACTTAGAAGTAATTGCAAACAGAGGTTCATTAGACGACATTGGATTTAATGCATTAGCTAGCGACAGAAACTGTGTTAGATTTGTTCCAAATGCAGATGCTACAAATAAAGATTTAGATCCCATTTTACACTTTACTAGACTAGGGAGAACATCATTACACTTTGATGCTAATCTACTAGCAGAATGTTTAGAAGGCATAGGTAAAGAAAGAAATATCGAAGTTATTGACGGCATTGTTTCTGATTTTACATTGGATAACAATGGTAATATTGTAACTGTTAATATCGGAGAAAGACAGATTAAGTCAGACTTTGTATTTGACTGTTCGGGATTTAAACGATTAATTATAGGTAATTTATATAAAACTCCTTGGAAAAGCTATAAAGACTATCTTCCGGCAAAGCGAGCTATGCCATTTTTTATCCCGAATAATTCTCAAGTTATTCCTCCATACACCGATTCAACTGCAATGAAGTGGGGGTGGATGTGGAAGATCCCTGTGCAGGGAAGATTTGGATGCGGTTACGTTTATGACAGTGACAGAGTAACTGACGATGAAGCTAAATTAGAATTAGATCAAGAAATTGGTTTTGAAGTTGAAGTTCCTAGATTAATAAACTTTGAACCAGGACGATACGAAAAAATTTATGAAAAAAATTGTTTAGCTATTGGATTAAGTTCAGGATTTATCGAACCCTTGGAAGCTACATCTATTTGGACATCTTTAATGATGCTGAATGCATGGATTGAAAATCCATCTGCTATTACACACGATGATGAGTTGGCAAGAGATAAAGTAAACAAACGCCACACTGATATGAACGATAATACTTTAGGATTTGTATACTTTCATTATATAACAAAAAGAGAAGACACAGACTTTTGGAAAAAATTTACTGTGGACAACAAAATACCAGAATCATTGCAGAAGTTAATAGAAGAATCAAATCATACTATACCAAGCTATGATATGTTCTCAAATATCGGACTAGACTGGGCTGCAAAAAGTTTTCTTGCCTGTGGAAATGGACAAAAGTTTTTTAATCCAGAACATGCTAAAAAATTATTTGAATCTTTCTACAATGGTAGACGAAAAGACGAATATGATCTTTTAAAATATCAATATTTTAAAAATTTAAATTTAAATTTACCTTTAGTTACTGATCATTATTCGTTTATAGAATATTTAAGGAATAACTAATGATTGCTACAGTAGGTAATATACTTCCAAAAAAATTAGAAAATGACATCGAACATGTTGTTACAGAAATACCGTATTATTACGGATCTAATACTTCATATGGTAAAGAAGATCCGTTTTTTGATCATTACTCTAAACTTACACAAAACATTAATATTGTAGAGAACGGACAGTTTGTACATTCAGTTTTAGACGAAGGAGTAATTGTTTCTAATTTACACGGACTCTTATATCCTGTTTTATATCAATTCGCCGATAAAGCGGGAATTACTGTTAATGCTATTACTAGAATAAAGATTAATCTTTTATTACGAGATAAAACGTTTAAAGAATTTAACTATAATTTTCCTCATTCTGACAGAGGTAACGGAGAGAAAGTTTTTATATATTATGTAAATGATAGTGACGGTGATACTGTCATGTTTAACGAGTATGATGATTACAAAACTATACCCGATACATTTACAATTGTAGATAGAATTACACCTAAGAAAGGTACTGGTGTATTTTTCGAAGCAAATAGATTTCATGCTAGTTGTAATCCTGCAATTTCTCAACATAGATATATTATAAATTACAATTTCAAATGATATTAAAAAATGTTTTAAAAGATAACGATTACTATAACCTGAGTCAATTATTGTCAGGAGTAGATTTTCCTTGGTATTATCAACCTGACATTGCGTTTACGAACTTTGATGATCATACAAATGATCCAAATGTTTTTTCAAGCTACGGTTTTACTCATGTAGCATGGGATTGTGATCACGGCAAAGTTTCTGATGTTATACACTTAATTTCTCCAATTGCTGAAAGTTTTGAAGAAACAACTAGAATTAAAATCAATAACTTTCTTAGAATTAAAATAAATCTTCAGACTCCGTTGATAGACTATACATATGATAACTACAATGGCGCTCACATTGATAGGTTCGAACCACATAAAACGATTATATATTATGTAAATGATAGCGACGGTGATACTGTTATTTTTAACAACATATACGATCCTAATGATAAGACTACATGGCATCTGAATACAGACTTAAAAATTAAAGAAAAGATAACTCCTGTTGCAAACTCTTTATACTATTTAGAAAACGGATTAACTTACCATTCAGGTAGTAATCCTATCAAGTCGCAAAGAAGAATAACAATTAATATTAACTTTAATTAACATGAATGATATAATAATAGATAAATGGTTTTCAAATCCTGTATGGGAAACATCGATAGATATTAACAATGCTGATCTTATTGATTATGCATATGATTTAAAATCTAAAAAATCTGGAATTCAAAAGTCAAACAGAGGAGGATGGCAATGTGCTGATATAGAAAATCCTCCAGTAGAATTTACTCGTCTTATAGATACAATTAATGAGACATTAATTAGAGTACACGAGACTATGGGATTAAAGAAAGAATTTCCGTCTTATGTAACAGAAAACTGGATTAATATTAATCAGCCTCAAAGTTATAACCTTAGACATTTGCATCCTAGAAGTTTGTTTAGCGGAGTATATTATACCAAGGTTCCAGAAGGTGATTGCGGCGATATTATTTTTTATAGAGATAATCTTATGCTTAGTTATTTGCCAAGTTATATCGTTGAAACATGGAATGATCTTACAAGCGGTACTGCTACATATAAGCCTAAAGAAGGAATGTTGCTAATATTTCCTAGTTGGCTTGAACATTCTGTAACTGCTAATTTTACAAACGAGGATAGAATTAGTATTAGTTTTAATACTAATTATGATTTTTAATCACTTTTGAATTAAATGCTATAGAAACTCGTGAAGTATTTGGGGCAGTAGTACGAACATAATGTTCTAGATGAGATGGAAATATTATTAAGTTTCCTGCTTTAGGAATAGTTCTATAATTATGCGAATTAAATGCATTAAACTCTTTTACTAATATTGGGTGAATGCTATGACAAAGACCCTTATCAGGATTTGTAAAAATTAAATCTCCACAGTTATTGTCTGCTATAACATAGTATACAGCCGAAAATACGTTTCCAGGGTGACAATGTACCGAATCAATATTGACGTTATTATTAATGTTTATCCAAGCATCGTTTATAACATGATAATATTCTGCAGACAGTCCTATAGTTTTATGTAATTCATTAAATTTATCTTGTACCATTAATGATAATGATTTTATAGGATCAACACTTAAATCTAGAAAATCAGACTGCATTGCATTTTGTTTTACTACACTGTTTGCATATTCTAGTAAGCTGTTATTGTCAAAATTTAATTGTTCGACTGCTAAAAAATTTGAAAATATTGTCTCTATAACCATCAGATAATTTTCTTGTTTTCTGCATGTCCTAAATTTTGGTCGTTAAACTTATCCATAAATCTAAAATAGGAACTTTTGCTGTATGGAATTTTTAACTCGTCTAATCTTTCTAAAACTTGAGGCTGAACAAATCTACCATAGAATGCTTCTAAATCTTCTCCCCAATTATGTCGAATAACATAATACTCTGCATACGGACACCAAGCAGCATAAACAGCTACTCCTCCTCCACGTTCCAGGATTACTTCCCAAATTTCAACGTCCTCTATATCCATAACCCTATCATAGCTCCAGTCTGGACTAGGAGGTAGGATAACTTTATCCGAATCCATATTATTATCATTCCAAACTTCGTCGCCAAAATCTTTAAATATGTTCTGAGTAGTTTTAAATTGGGGCATGTTATTCCTTACTGATAATTAGTAGACATATGTCTAATAAATTGTGTTTCTGCTGTATTGTACATATTAGTTTGTATTAAATCTATATACGCTGATTCTTCATTAAGCATATCTAGCCCAGCCATACTCCAATTCCATAAGCCTATTGCAGGTGCACCAAAGTTATTTGCTATTTCAAAATAACTTACTAGTTTATTCTGTGACCTTTTTATAATATGTTCAGCAAAGGGGCTAATAATAGAATTTTCTTTTATGTGCTTCCAGAAAGGTGTATCGTTTCTGGGTCCTTGATAATGCATTGATACAAAATCTAAATTTAAATCATAAAAATGGGCTGTTCGTCGATTATATGATTCTTGGTTTTCTTTTGTAATTGTTTTAGATGCATCGATGTCTAAAAAGTCGTTTACAAACAATAATATTTGTGCAACAGTTGTATGAATGGAAGTAGCTTGCAAAGGTTCAACAAAACAACTTGCTAGACCCAAAGACAGTACATTTTTCTCCCAAAACTTTTCTGATCTGCCAGGATCAAATTGAATATTTTTTATAGGAGTAATTTCTCTTTTTAATAATTGTTCTACTTCTTGCTTTGCTTGATCTGCAGATATAAAATTATCGTTGTATACATACCCACAGCCGTGTCTAGTTTGTAAAGGAATATCCCACATCCAACCTGACGACAATGCTGTTGCGGTTGTCCACGGTTTATTTTCAATCTCATTGTCTCTTAATATAAACGGAATTGCTGCGTTACAAGGTAAGTATTTACTATACGATTTCCAGCCTATATTTAATTTTTTCATCAATACCCTAGCAAATCCGCTACAATCGATAAAGAAATCAGCGTCTAGCTTTCTACCATTATCTAAAACAAGTGACGTTACGTGTCCTGTTTCACTGTCTAAAATACTATCTTTAACAGTTGCATCAATATGTGTAACATTTTTTTGAATACATTTTTCTTTAAAGAATTGTCCTACCTTATGGGCGTCAAAATGAAATGCATTAAATATATTATAGTTACGTTCTAATTCGTAATCAAGACCTATTTTAGAAGCTAGATGAGCTTTATCTTTTCCAAATTTGTGTAATGTATATTTAAAGACATAATCATCCATTAACCCGGCTGTGGGGCTTCCGTCAAGGGGGGTAAAAAAAGAAGTATTATTTCCTGTCCAATTACTAAACTTTATGCCTATTTTATTTGTAGCATCGGTTCTAGCAACAAACTCGTTTATATCTATACCAGTATGAAAATATCTTCCTGCTATAAGATCAGTAAAAAATCCAGTAGAACCTTCGCCTGCTCCTATAATTCCTATTTCTGATGAGTCTACAACGGTAATAGTATGACCTGGTCGCGACATACATAATGTATATGCCGCTAACCAACCTGCTGTTCCGCCGCCTAAAATTGTAATCTGCATACTGTTATTTAATTTATTTCTAAATTAAAATAAACAGAATTGACTTATTGATTTTTATATCTAATGACTACTAAACCAGGACCACCTTCGCCAGATTGTGTGTTTGACCAAAAGCCGCCTCCGCCGCCACCGCCTGTATTAGCAGTACCTGGATTCCCCGCGTTAGAACCTGTTCCAGCTTGTCCGCCACCAAAAGCATTTAGTCCGCCACCGTGTGCTCCAGATAGCCCATAGTGACCGTACCCACCGGGACTGTGGGTGCCTGCGCCGCCGCCGCCCGCATAACGAGTGAGTGTTCCTGATATTTGACTTGCTAGTCCTGAGCCACCGGTGCCCATTTCGTTACCGCTAGATGTTGGCTTACCTGAACTACCTGCGCCACCGCCGCCACCGCCGCAGTGAATAGTACTAGAACCAGCTGCCCAACCAAATCCGCCTCCGTGTGCTCCAAATCCTCCTGGGTGTCCTTGTCCAACTGTTCCGCTACCGTAACCGTTTCCTTCCATACTAATATGGTCGTTATTGTTTCCAGTAGGTGTTCCTTGTAGGGTTTCGTTTGGCATTCCTGCTAGCCAAGGATGTGCTGCGCCTTGACTTCCATGACCGCCAGGTGCTTGTGGCCACCAACCGCCTTCGCCACCGGAACCTGGAGCATGTCCTCCTGGACCACCGCCTCCAGAACCTCCACTACAAAATCTAATAACACTATGATTTGATGTGTAAGAACTTCCTCTACCGCCGCCGACAGCATTATATTGTTGAGGTATGCCTGGACCTACAACACTGCTAGGATTGCCCGGATTCTGATTATTAGCGTTGTGTTGAGTTTCACGTGATCCGCCAGTACCAACATTTATAGTATAGTTGCCTGCTGGTAAACTAGCTTGTGATTCGTATATCATGCCGCCAGCGCCGCCGCCTCCACCGATCTGTGCGCCACCGCCACCGCCGCCTACAACTAGCACTTCTACTTGTCCTGGATATTGCATAGTAAACGTTGTAGATCCACTAGTAAATGTGTGTATTCTGTAGCCGCCACTTGTTGTTATAGATCCGCCAGTAGCATATGCAGAACCTTCTAATGTAACCCATTGAGTACCATTGTATACTTCGTTTCTAGCAGTATCTGTATTATATCTCATCATTCCTGGTTGAGGTGTGCTAGGTCTTTGAGAAGTATTACCGCTCGGTAACTGTATAAATCCTGTATCGTTTACTGTAACATTTTTTAATTGTGCCATTTTTTAAACCCTATACTTTACTATTACTACACCTGGACCGCCTGAACCTGCAGGGTTTTCGCCGCCTGGATGACCACCGCCACCGCCACCGCCACCGCGATTTACACCGCCAGCAGTTGCCACTTGTGCTCCATTTTTACCACTATTTCCGGTGCCATCTTCTGCACCTCCTGGATCAGGTCCGTGACCGTATTGTGGAGCAATGTGTTGGCCACCTGCTCCGCCAGCAGCATAAATTACGTTACTACCACCGATTGCATTAGTAATTCCTTTACCACCAACAACACGCACCCAGTTTGAATATCTACTAATACCTCTAGATCCTGCGCCGCCACCTGCACCGCCTGCGTGTGTTGCGCCTGAGCCTTGGCAACCTGGATTTGGATAGCCTGGACCACTACCATGGTGTCCATAACCTCCTGGATGTCCTTGTCCTATTTGACCTGTGCCGCCTGGGTGTTCTCCTGGGTAACTAGTATATACTGTACCAGAACTACCATTGCCGCCTGGCCCGCCACCGCCAGAACCTCCGCTCATACCTCCAACTGGGGTTCCGCCAGCATAGTATCCGCCTTTGCCACCGCCTGTAGCAGTTATGCTTGCTGTAGGTCCGACAAACGTTGATGGACCGCCTGGTGTGCCTTCGTCTGAATAGTGGTGGTTGCCGCCATTACCGCCGCCACCTCTAGTAACATTATAACTGGCTCCACCTTCAATTTTCATAGCTGATTCGTATACATAACCGCCTGCACCGCCGCCGCCACCGATAGGGGCACCACCACCACCAGCGCCTACAACTAGTATTTCTGCTCTTCCAGTGTAGGGTGCTGTAAATGTACCGCTATTAGTAAATGTGTGTATTCTGTAACCGCCTGCTGTGGTTATGCTTCCTCCAGTTGCAATAGTACCGCCGCTCGAAGAACTGATGCTACCATCTACTGATCTCCATACTCCGTTAGTGTATTGTTCAACTTTATTTGTATCAGTGTTATATCTTAGATCGCCATTAACACTAGCTCTTTGTGCAGTATTTCCGGTAGCTGCTTGTAAAGATCCTGTATCGTTAACCGTTAAATTTTTTAGTGTTGCCATGATTAATCCCTATATCTTACAATAACTACGCCAGGTCCACCCGGGCCACCGCCTTGTGGTTCTGGACTGTACGGGCCGCCACCTCCACCGCCACCTAAGTTTGTTCCGCCTGCTTGACCGTTTTGTCCTGGTAATGTGTTTCCTAAACTTCCTCGTCCTGCGAGAGTAGCAACGCCGTGATTAGGGCTGTGATAACCTCCACCACCGCCGCCAGCTCTCCAAACTACACTGCCGCCGATATTAGAAGCCATTCCTTCGCCGCCGCGACCTTGTTGGTTTCTATTAGATCTACCATATCCCATAGTTCCGGCTCCTCCACCACCGCCTCCGCCGTAGTGTGTTCCGGTAGGTGTGCCATTGTAGTGGACGCCTATTCCTCCTGGGTGGCCTTCGCCTGCTGTACCAGCTGCTCCTAGATGATAAGTCTGTGGGCCGCCGTTCCAGCCCGGGCCGCCGCCACCTGAGCCGCCGCCGCTATTAGGTTGGCTGCCTGGCGGATAGTGACAACCTCTTCCGCCGCCTGTTGTAGTAATTCCGACTGGGGTCCCGCCGCCGAATGTTGACGGATTACCTGGAGTTGCGTTGTTAGCACTGTGACTAGAACATCCGTTGCCGCCTGTTCCAATTACAGTTGGGTATGATGTTCCGGCTACTACGGGCACCCCGCTTACGTAAGCATAACCGCCTGCGCCACCACCGCCACTAATACTATGGCCGCCGCCACCTCCGGCAACAACTAGCACTTCTACTACACCGTCTTTCGATGGAACAAATGTATCAGTGCCGCTAGTAAATGTATGTATACGGTATCCGCCACTTGTTGTTATGGAGCCGCCTGTACTACCACTACCTGCGGCTGCTTCTTCAACCCTAACCCAGGCAGTTCCGTTCCAATATTCGTTTGAAGAAATATCAGTATTATATCTTAACATTCCGACTGTAGGACTGCCCGGTCTTTGAGCACTATTACCACTTGGTAATCTAATAAATCCTGTATCGTTAACTGTAAGATTTTTTAACTGAGCCATTACGTTTTCCTTTTTAGGGTTTCTATTTCGTTGTTAAGTGTTTTTATTGCTTCAATAAGATACGCAGTTAGTTTAGTATATTTAATACCTACAACATCACCATTAGTATCTCGTGTAACTAACTCTGGTAGTACTTTTTCAGTCCATTCAGCAATTAGTCCACTTTCGTGTTCTTTACTGTCTAAACGATCGTATGTAACACCTTTTAATTGTAAAATTTTATCTAGGGCGTCTTGTATAGGATTAACATTTTCTTTTAATGCAATACTTGAAGTTTCAACAATACTTACTGCTGTCATTTGTCCGCCGATTCCAGCGCCGCCTGCAACGATTAACGCACCTGTACTAGTTGAACTTGACGCTGTACTTGCTGATAATGTAGTATTACCAACAGTCAATCTACCTGTTGCGGAGCTTGCATTAGGAGTATAATAAAATCTAGTGCCGTCTGCTACACTTAACGTATTTTCAGAACCGGTACTTTGATCTGACATTGCAATAAAATAATTATTGCTATCTGCTGTAGTTCTATTTGTAACTGCTAGTCCAGCTGCGGTCCAACTTAAATTTCCGTTGCCGTCAGTTTTTAATACTTGATTAGCATCGCCGTCATCTGCTGGCAATGTTAGGGTATAGTTTGCTGACAGTGCCGACGGTGCTTTAATAGCTGCATAGTTAGTATCGCTGTCGCCGAATCTAAAACCAGCATTTGAACTGGTATACAAGTCTTTAGTAAACTCTGTAACACCTGTACCGTCTGGAGTAAAAACAATATTTGTGTTAGCTTCAACTGACTCAAATGCGTTAGCTAGTGTAGCCAAGTTTCCTAACACTTGGCCTCCTACTCTTCCTGATGTAATTCTTCTTGGCATGACTTATTCCTTACGCTGTTGCGGTTTCTATACCGTATACCATTACTGCTGTGTTTGCAGCAGACGAACGTGCATATACTTGTCTGCTTGCATCAATAACAAGGCCAGTTCTTTCTAATACACCGTTTGGTAGTATTTCTGTTTCGTATTCTAAATAATCATCCGCAGCAGGTATTGTAACACCTAATGGGTCTGTTTTTGCTACTGCTAGTCTAACAGTAATGCTAGTTGCATTTTTATTACAGATACTTACAGTAACAACACTGAACGTATCTGCTGGTACAAGATAAATTCCTGTGTATGTTGTTGCTGCTAGATCCGCTGATCCTAAAATTCCGTTTGCCATTTTTTTATCTCCAATTTAAATTATCTCAAGAAGTAGTTGTATGCTAGCGGTAGTCCAAGTACTGTTCCGTTAAACACTACGTTTGCATTAATATTTATCGGACTTCCGCTAAGTGTTGTAATAGTGTTACCGCCAACAAATATATCGCCAGCTGTAACGCTATTTACGTTTAGTGTTGCACCACCGCCACCAATTTGTGACTCAATATATGCTTTAATTGCACGTTGAGTTGGTACTACGGTATCACTGTTTGCAGTAAAGAACGGGTCTGTACTAAACTCGTTAATACTTGCCGAGTTACCTCCTAGTGTAACTTCACCTAGACTTAGTTCTTGTAGACCTGCAATGTTAAATGCATCAGCATTCAATGTTGCAACACCAGTCGATTGCTCAATTGTAAACAAGTCACCTACTCTAAAGTTACCGTCTTGGTCAGTAGCAGTGTAGAATACTCGTCCGCCGTTAAAATCATTAGTTTCTTTGGCTTGGTCTGGTGTGTTAACAGGTATACCTGGGTAATTAGTTTCTGTAAATCCTCCAGTACCGATATCTAAGAAATCGTGTCCTGTTAGACGTACTTGCGAGAATCTAATACGCATTTCTACATCATCACCGTCAGGTAAATCATCTTCTACTGAAATATTTGGTGATATTTGTAAGAAGCCGGTATAACTGCCGTCTTCTGTACCTAAGAAGCTAACAACATTAACAAGTTTATAAAACTCTCCAGGTAAGTTAGCAAACTCAACGTTTGAACCATTTACTGGACGAGATGTCATTCTACGTACAGCAATGAATGCTCCAGCTTGTGGGAAGTCTGCATTACCGTTTGAATTCTGTCCATCAATTTCGGCGGCTGCACTAATAAATCCTGTTCCTCTATTAACAAATGTTGGATTAGCTAATACTCCACTTCCAATTTGCGGAGTTAGAACAACGTTGTCAACGTTGTTAGGATCTACTATAGTAACTGTCGGTGCGCTTGTGTATCCGCTGCCAGGTTCTGTAATTCTAATAGCAAAAACTTGCTCGTTTGCTACGCTTGCTCTTGCTTTTGCTGGTGTATTAATCTTAGCAGTATTACCGCCTGTTCCTGCTGCGTTTGGAAGTATTACAAACTTACCTACTCTACTTGGATTACCAAATGCTATAGCATTATAACCGCCTGCAATAGTAGTTGATAGAGTGTATGCCTGCCAGTACAAACCATCTTGACTGTATTGAACTTCGTTTGTATCATCACTTGTAATAACAAACGTACCTTGTCCATATGCTAGTTTGCGTTCCGTAGCAGTTAATGGAAGTGATAATGCATTCTGGTACCATGTAATACCGTCTAGTGAGTACATAATACCGTTTGTGCCACCAAGTGTTATAAACTTACCATTGCCCCAGACTACTGAGCCGCCAGTACCTGTTCCAGGCATTGTCACGGTAGTCCATGTTATACCATCAACTGAATATGCTGCATCTGTAGTTCCTGCTTTAATAGCTACCCACTTGCCAGTGCCGTATGTAATGCAATCGTATCCTACTGCATCTAATGCATCAGTAGTTAATGTCCAAGTTGCACCGCCGTTGTCTGAGTAAGCAACATCTCTATCAGCAGAACTAATAACAACAAATCTATTTGAATTTGTGCCTATAACATTACCAAATTCTACTCTAGTTTCTGCACCAGTATTAAATCCTACTGGTAATGTTGAAGTGCTCCATGTATCTGCATCGTCTGAGTATGCAACAGTAGAGTCGCCATCTGCTACTACAACAACAGCACTTGGTTTGAACGTACTTGACCCGTCGTCTTGTAGTCCATCTGCAATGCTTGACCAATTTCCGCTGCCTAGTGCAGGAAGAACTTCAGCAGTCCAAGTATCGCCGTTAACACTTACTGCACCGTTAGTTCCGGCTCCTACTGCTAGGAATTTACCTGATTGTGCAGTTCCAGCAAAATCATATTCAACAATAGCACCTGTTACACTGTTTACAGAAGTTACAGTAATTGTAATGTCGTTTGCTGAGCTTGCGCCATCTAAGTCTGTTCCTACAATAGTTAGTGTATCAAGTCTTGTATAGCCTGTACCTGCTGCATTAGTAGTTAGATAGTACTTGCTTCCGTTACGTGTTACATCAAAAGTTGCACCTATACCATTACCACTAGTTGTTGTTGCAACGCCTGTATACTGTGCTGCTGTTTCGATCCATTCAACATCATTCCATGTGGTTGATGTCGGTAATGTATGTGCAGCATCTGAGTTGGTAGGTGCGGTTACTTGTACTCTTGGTTCAATTTGATATGTTGACGAACTGTTAGGTGCAACGATCGGAGTTCCTGGAACAATATGATCCCATCCTGCAACGCCGTCACTTTCTCTTACTACCGTAGCTTCTTTAGAACCTGCGTTATATGTAGATATAATACCATATTGTCCAATACCAGCAGCACCAATAATATAAATTTTCATTCCAATATATGCTGAACTCAATGAACCATCGGTTGCTGCAAGGAATATGCCTGTTAAGCTACCACTCTGTGCAACGTTACTTGCTAATACATACCCGCTACCGCCTAGTGGAACATCTGGATCTGGATCTTGATCAATATAAGCATAGTTAAACGCACCGTCACGGAATTCATCTACAACAATAACTTCATCTGCACCTGGTCCAAAAATGTTAACTACAGCTTCAGTATAATCATTACCTGCATGAGTATATTCTAGATTTAATAATCCTACACTATCGGTGGTAACCTCAGAAATAGTAGCGTTATATTGTGTGCGGTTATCAACAACAGCAGTAACTGGTGTTTCGTCTGGGTCAACTCCTGTTGCTACTGAACCAAAGTCACCGTATGAGTTGTTACCGTTTGTTGCACGTACTCGTCCACCTGTTTCAGCTAGGTAACCAATGTGTGAGTAGTATGTGAACACTGACACAAGTTCTGCTCTACCGTTGTTTAGTATGTGAGCACCAATACCGTCACTAATAACTTGTGTAAAGTCGTTTGACACAAATGAGTCGTTGCCGCCGTTATGTAAAGCACCGTCAATTTTTTGTCCAGTTGCAGCATTACCAAATGTAGTAACACCCTGGATGTACGGTGAACGTGTAATAATCCAAGTACGGAAGTCGTCTGGACCCCAACCTGGATCTAAAGATGCATAAGCGCCTGCTGATACTTTACTATAACCATATGTATTTTCTGGTAGTAGTTGTCCGTTTAGACCATTTAGTGTACAGTTTCTTAAACCGGTAGCGTCTCTTAAGTAGAACATATCTTCTTCTTGAGAGCCTGTTACTGAGTTGTTGTAGAAACGTGCTACATATCTAGAAGCATAGTTGCCTGGATACATTAAATCAAATTTTAGTGCATCAATATAATAATCTACATCTCTTAAGCAAAGAGATTCGTTGTATACATAACCAAACCAAATGCTTCCTATCGATGCATTTGTAATTTGTTCGTCAATCCAAGCACTTACTTCAGCTTTAATAAATTCTCTATTACGTTCTAGCTGTAGCATTGCGTAGTATGCATTTTGATCTTCAGTTTGACATACGCTACCTTCGTTGGTTGCGCCAAACAATACTGCATCAATAATTCTTGCACTTGCAGTAATTCTTGAAATAGCAGTTGCATCACTTGCAACATTTGCTATTGCACCGTCAGTTGGATCTAATAGTGCATATTGAATAGCTTCTCTTGTGGCAGTTTTTTGGCCGCCTGTGTAAACTTCTAGTGCAGTTTTGCGCAAATAAGCATGGGCTGCTTTTAATGTTCTGTAGTTGCTGTTTATTGCAAAATCAAAGCCAACTGCTTCTAAAATTTTGCCAACATCTCTTTCACATTTCGCACTGTTGTACACTAATGTTGGATAGTTAGCAGTGATCCAACTAGTTGTATCAGTCTTAATTGTAGCTGTTGCACTATCTAATGCACCTTTAGCAGCAATTAACGCTGTTGTTGAGTTAACACCGTCTGCTAATGTTGGATTTACAAGTGTTACTGTAGTTCCTACTGCACTTGGTCCAGTGTTAATTATTTCAATGATATCTTCAACATTATTAGCAATTTCAGTAATACTACCAACATTACCTGTTAATACTTGAGGCTTTGCACTTTGATACGGAGACACAACAGTAGTATTACCTGCTACACTCTGTGCTGTTGTTTTAAGATAATTTATAGCAGCAATAGTTTGTGTTTTAATAGAAGCTGGCAATTGATCTTGCGTATTATCATCACCGTCCCAATATGCTAATCCAGTAACAACTGCTAAACTATTACCGCCATATGTTAAATCGTATACTAACGAGTCAAGTATGTAACCTGCATCTCTCTTTGTATCAGTTTTACCATACTTTAGTGTTGGATATTCATCGTCTAAGTATGCAATTACTTCTGCAAGCAAGAAATTTTTGTTTGCTATAATATTTTCTCTAGCATTTTCTAAACTTGAACTGTAACCTGTAGGATCTGTTACGTATCCTGCATTCATTGTATTTAGGCCATAATCAATCTGATATTTCATCAGATCAACTAGGCTTTCTACAGTAGCTTCTTGTGTTGCTACTGCATATGGCCAATTTTTATCTTGTAGTATAACGTTGTTTGTTGACGGAGTTACCGTTGTTCCTACAACTACATCTCCTACGACACTTGCAATTCTATCAAAAGTATCTATTGTGTTCGGTGTATCAGTTTCTGGTGTAATTGCACTTTGTGCAATAATCTTTGTTGAACGTAATTCGTCTCCGAGTATAGCACAGTATGCTGGTACTCTAATAGGAAGAACTTCAAAGTGTTCACCTGTTGATACTTTAACTAGTGTTTGCGGAACTTCGCGAGTCGGTATTGCACTAGTGTTACCAGCAGTGATTGTATCAGTAACTATTTTAATTAAACTTGTAATTTTAGTATAAACACCTTCTTCCGTTTCAAGTGTTGCACTAATAAATTGGTCAACAATTGCTGTAGAGTCATCAACTACATTTTGATAAATTGCTGCTGGGGCTTCATTTTTAAGAACTGCATCGATAACTGTTAACATATAGTTATAAGCTGCAACTGACTGAGCTGCTTCTGCTGCTAAACCAGGCCCGCCATATACCTTATCTTCTGAAGCATCTGAAAACTCGCCTAGCGCACTAAATCCATTAACAAACGATAGTGCTGCTGCTCTTGTTTTTAAGTTGCCGCCATGACCGATATCCCATTTTAATCTATCAACAATGTAACCTACATCGCGTTTACATTTGTCTTCACCGTATGTAAATCCACTCCAAATACCTGAGCCTGCTGTAATCTGTGCATTGATCCAAGATGCTACTTCTTCTTGAATAAACACTCTATTCATTTCTAACAGATATTGTGCATTAGGATTCTTTGTACCTTTTTCAATTTGTTCACATGCGTAGCGAATTGATTTAAATGGTCTATCAATGCTGCTCCCTGATTCAGGAAACGGTCTATCAATTCCGTGTTCTGCAACATAATATATATCTTCTACTGATTGTAAGAATTCCCAAGTAGGAATACCAGTTGGACTCACTTGAAGAACTTGTCCTTCTAATCCAATCGGTAATCTAGTAGGAGCACTTCCGCTGTAGTATACTAAATCGCCTTCGGTTGTAAGAACACTTTGTTCTGAACCTATAGCAATAACTGCCCAATACTGACCACTGTCTGCTAAGTCTGGACGAGAACCTTCTGCTCCGCCGCCTGGCTGTACATCAGTTTCTGTTGAATAATCGTCGCCTTCTGAAATATGATATTTGGTGCAGTAATAACTGTTATCACCATATCGTACAACATCGCCTTCATAATATTCTTGATCGTCTAACCACTCGCCTCTCCAACGGAAACCTTCATTGACTAATTTCCAATAGGTTGGATTTGGAGGCTGTTGTCCTTCTTCATGATCTAAAATACAAATATATGTAAAACCACCTAAGCGTACAACTTCACCTACTTTGTAGTGTTGATTTGCACTATCTTCATTCCAGTCGCCTAAGAAACGGAATCCTTCTGTAAATAAGTCCCACTCTGTCGGTGATTGTGAGTTAAAAGTACCGCCTGAAGAATATGTTGTAAAAGTACTCGAATCTAGCGGTGTTGTTAGTGTTGCATCTGTATATAGATTAAAAGTATTTGCATTAATTACATCTATGTATAAAGTTAGACCATTAATTTCGGTCATACCTTCTACATTGCTAATTACAATCTGTCTACCGTCTCGTAGTCCGTGATTGGCACTTGTTACTGTTGCAGGTGAATCCTGTGTAATATTTGTTATTGAGCCGCTTTGAGGTCCAGGCATAACTTCTGTGTGATTAGTTTTAGCAATATATTGGTTGCCACCGTAACGTACAACATCACCTGGTTGATATCCACGGAATGGACTCCAGTCATTTTCATATTGGAATCCTTCTACAAACTGACTCCAGTTTGCTCCATCTGTTCCTAGGTCGGTTGTACTAGTATGTGCGGTGGTACAAATCCAAACTCCTGCACCGTAGCGTACTAAATCATTTAGTTTATAACGAGTACTAGCGACCCACTCGCCTTTGTATTCTAGGCCGTTATTAAATACGTCCCAGTTTGCAATATCATTTTCTAGTCCGTCTGAGGCAGTAGCAGATGAAATATGTAGAGTATTACAAACATAAGTAGATCCACCGTATTTTACAAAATCATTTATGCGATATCTAGTACTAGTAGTCCAGTCACCTTTCCAATCTAGGCCTTCTGCATAAGCATCCCACTTAGCTAAATCAGCTTCTAAACCGTCAATAGCGGTAACCGCAGTAGCAGCAGAAGTGTGTATAGTTTTACAAATATAAAGTCTAGCACCGTAACTAACTATGTCATTATATACATAGTCTGTACTCGTTTGCCATTCACCTTTCCAGGTTTGTCCGTCACTTACTAAATTCCATTTAGGTGGAATGATGTCTAAGTCTGAAAAGAAATCTGATTGACTTGTATGTCCTATTGTACAAATATATGTTTTGCCACCAAATGCAACAACATCATCTTGATAGTATATGTTATCGGCGGCCCAATCGCCCTTCCATACAAATCTAATTCTACCTAGTTTAAATTCTGCCATTTGTTTTAACTCCGCTAGTGTTATTTATCTTATTATAATTTTGCATGTTATTGCATGGACTCATCGAATCCTTTAAAGTACATCAT